AAGGACCAGAACGCGGTTTTCTGCGGCTTCATGGCGCAGGCGAACAATGACATCAGGCGCATTGGCGGCGTGAACCCCGGCAGGCCACTCGACGAGGCGGCCTCGACCATTACGCAATCCGGCAGCCAGCAGCAGCTTGTTTCCGCCTATGTGGCCCGCCAGTTCGGCACCTCGACCGGGCATGGCGTGGATGAGCCTTCGGCCACCATCATGGCGGACGGGCAGGGCAAGAGCCAGCTGGTGATGCCCTACCTGCAATCCTATTACGGGAAGGGCGATGGCGGGCGTGAGGACGAGTCCTGCCGCACCGTGACGTCGCGGGACCGGTTCGGGCATGTTGCGGCAACCGTCAGCGTGCCGCCCTTCACCGAAGCGCAGGCGGGCCGCGCGCGGCAGGTGGCGGACTTCCTGCGCGCCCATGGCGTTTGGGATGAACGCGAGTTCGTGACGCTTGAGGTGGATGGCGTGACCTTCGTGGTGGTCGATATCGGCATGCGGATGCTGACGCCGCGCGAACTGTTCAACCTTCAGGGTTTCCCGCCCGATTACAAGATCGATGGTTATTTCGATACGGCGCGCACCGGACGCAATGGCGGGCCGCTGTGGGTGCCGTTCTCCAAATCCGTGCAGGTCAGCTGCGTTGGCAACAGCGTGTGCCCGCCGGTGGCGAAAGCTCTGGTGGCGGCCAATTGCGGCCACCTGGCGGTGCAGGAACAGAAGGTGGCGGCATGACCATGGATACCGGATACTGGAACGAAGAAAATACCGCCAAAGCGATGAAGCTTTGGACGGACGGGAAGAGCGCCAGCGATATCGCCCGCGAAATGGGCGGGATCTCGCGCAATGCCATCATTGGCAAGATGCACCGCATGGGCATCACAGAACGTGGCCCCGCTGCCGAGAAGCCGTCGGTGCCGCGCGTAGAGCGCCCGGCGCCCGTCCGGCAGGTCAACAAGTTCAACAGCCTGCCGCGCCTCCTGCCCAAGCCTGCAGCTGCCCCTCTTCCTGCGCCCGTTGTTCATGCTGTGCCGCATGCAGGCGCTCCCGATGTCGAGCGTTTGAAGCTGTACCAGCTGAAGGACAATCAGTGCAGGTGGCCCGTGAGCGGGGAGAAAGAGCACATGCTGTTCTGCGCCGGCTCCACCGCTCCTGTTGACGTCTACTGCAAGTACCATGCGCGGCTTGCCTACAGCCCGCGTGTGGACAGAACGATCAGGAAGGCATCCACATTATGAGTGATGTCCGCGAGGCTGACATTCAGAAGGCTGTCGTGGATCGCTGGCGCACGATAGGCCTTCCGGGCACGTTCATCGGCGCCATCCCGAACCAGCGTGCGTTCGGGCAACCAGGCCTGACGGCGGGGCTTCCTGATCTGATCCTGATCGGACCGCCGCGGCTGCACGGATACCTTGAACTGAAGACGACGACGGGCAAGCTTTCCGGGCCGCAGAGAGAGTTTCAGTCTCTCTGCATCGCGCGCGGAATCCCCTTCTACGTCACCTATGGTCTCGATCAGGCAATTGCGCTGATTGAGGACCTTGGCATCGTGAGGAGGGCAGCGTGAGCAATCGTGCCTGGATGCCACTCCACATCGGGGATTACCTCGCCGACACGGGCCACCTGACGGCGACGGAGCATGGCGCATACCTGCTGCTGATCATGCACTATTGGCAGAACGGCCATCTGCCCGAGAACGAGCGGCTTATAGCCCGCATCGCCAAACTGAACGCCGAGCAGTGGGACGAAAGCCGCGATGTGCTGGCGATGCTGTTTGGCCCGAACTGGCAGCATCGTCGCATTGATGCCGAGCTTTCAAAGGCTGACGACATCATCGAGAAGCGGCGCGCGGCAAGCAATGCTCGATATGCAAAGCACGAGAAGAGCAAGCCTAATGCAAATGCACTGCATGTGGATAGCAAATGCAGTGATACGCGCGTGCCACCTTTAACCGACAACATAGATACATCCTCACTTCGTTCGGATGTTTGCCCGGAGCCGAAATCGGCCCCGGCCTCGCCGACGGTGATCGAGCTTCCGGCTACGCAGGATCAGCAGGTAGCGATCACCGCCGCCGACATCGCCGAATGGGCCAAGGCTTTCCCAGGCGTTGACGTGCCCCTGAAGCTTCAGGGCATCCGGCAATGGCTTCTGGCCAACCCGAAGAAACGCAAGACCGTCAGGGGGATGCGGACCTTCGTCGTGCAATGGCTGATGCGCGATCAGGACAGGGGCGGGATGACGCGCCACACCGGGCCGCCTGCGCCGACCCCGCACCAGCAACGGCACCAGGCCGCAGTTGACGCTTTCGCCCGCCACGGCAAACCAACAGGAGCATCCGATGACGAATTTGCCGGCACCACAATCGACCTCGCAGACCGAGATTTCCGCGCGCACTGAGCGCCTTCCGACAGCAACCAACGCCGACGTTTCCGACGCCATCAGATCGTTGCTGGCCGCCGGAATGGTCCTGCCATCCTCGATCGACCCGCAGCAGGCCCCGGCCGTCTACGCCTTCGCGCTTGCTGGCATTCCCGCCCCCGCCCTGAAGCGCACGGTCGCAAAGCTGATCCGTGGTGAGTACGAGGGCGTCAACCCGGATTACATCCCGCGGACGGCCCAGCTTGCCAGCCTCGCCCGCGCAGAAGCCCGCACCATGGCCAACGATCTGGCACGCGAAAAGCTCAAGGCCGCATCCATCGCGCCTCCCAAGCCCGAGAAGAAATCGCCCGAAGCCATTGCCCGGGTTCGCGCGTTGATCGCTGGCGTCAGGGGCCGGCATGACGTCTCCGCCCTCTGCAGCGCGGATACGAACCCGAAAGGAACCGGCTAATGGCGCCACGCAAGGCACAACCAGCCACGACGCCAAAACGTGCGCCTGCAAAGGCCAAGGCGAAGCCAGCAGTCGCTGACGAGAAGACGACGAAAGCCGCCAAGCCAAAGGCGGCCAAAAAGCCCGTTGCCAAGGCAAAGCCGAAGGCGCCGGCCAAGCGCAAGCCGCCCAAAAAGCCAAGGTTGCCAGTCGTCGTGCAGAACCTCGGCGGGCGGCCATCGTCGTTCGACGTGAAGATGATCACCCAGGCCGAGAAACTGGCAAAGCTTGGCGCCACCGATCTGGAAGTGGCGCAGTTCTTCGAGGTTTCGGTGCGCACGCTCTATCGCTGGAAGATCGAGAACGACGATTTCCGCGCCGCGATGGAGATGGGCAAGGAAGCCGCAGACGCCAAGGTGGAGCAAAGCCTGTTCCGCCGTGCCGTCGGCTATTCGTTCGACAGCGAGAAGATCGTCGTGGTCGACAAGGAAGTGGTTCGGCTAGACACCATCGAGCACGTGCCGCCGGACACAAAGGCAGCGCTGGCATGGCTGTACAACCGCCGGCCGGCAGAATGGCGCACCACGCAGCACCACAAGCATGACGTCGCGCCGGAATCCCCGCTCGCCCAGTTCCTGCGGGAAATTTCCGGCAACACGATCGAGCCAGTTCATGAGGAGCGCAATGACGCCGGGCATTCGTCTATTTTGCCGGTAGATGACGACGATGTATGAGCATCTCGCAGCCATGTCTGAGCAACAGCTTATGGAAAAGCTGAAGGACCAGTGGTGGCGGCTGCGTAACCTCTATTACATCCTCGACAAGGATGGTGAGACAGTCCTGTTTAAGCCCAACCGGGCGCAGGAACGCCTCCTCAAGCGGCTTTGGCACCGTAACATTGTGCCCAAGGCGCGCCAGCGCGGGTTCTCGACGCTGATCCAGATCCTGATCCTCGACGCATGCCTGTTCAAAGAGAACCAGAAGGCGGCCATCATCGCCCAGGACGCATCAACAGCGTCTAAGATTATGCGCAACAAGATTGAGTTTGCGTATGAGCGTTTGCCGTGGGTGATCCGAAAGGCGGTGCCGATTACGACGGACAACGTGACGGAAAAGGCGTTCGCCAACGGTTCGTCAATTCAGGTCTCCACATCGGCCCGCGGCGATACGCTAAACTGGCTGCACGTCTCCGAGTTTGGCATTATCTGCTTTGAAAGCCCGCGCCGCGCCGAGAAAATCATCACTGGTGCGCTCCCCGCTGCCGCGCAGGGCATTGTCTTTATCGAAAGCACAGCAAAAGGCCGCGCCGGCGCCTACTACAACATGGTGATGACGGCCAAGGCCAATGCCGAACTCGGCAAAAAGCTGGGGCGGCTCGAATATCGTTTGCACTTCGCCAGCTGGTGGGACGCAGACGAATATGAGACAGAGCCCGAAGGCATCATCATCACGCCGAAGGACCACAAATACTTCGACGAGCTTGAGGCGCTGATCGGGCATCCGATCTCGCTGCGCAAGCGCGCCTGGTATGTCGCCACCCGCCTCAACGACTTCTCTGACGACGAGGAGAAAATGTGGCAGGAGCACCCGTCAACGGTCGAGGAAGCGTTCAAGGTTGGCACGGACGGCCTGATCCTCGGAAAGCAAATTTCCATCGCGCGCCAGCAGAACCGCATCACGCGCGTGCCATATCGCCCGGAACTGCCGGTCAACACATTTTGGGATATCGGCGTCGGCGACGACATCGCCATATGGTTCCACCAAGCGGTGGGGCTGATGGATCATTTCATCGGCTATTTCGAGTGCTCGGGCGAGCCTTACTCGTACATCATGGCAGAGTTCCAACGGCGCGGTTACGTCTACGGTCATCACTGGTTACCGCACGACGCTGCGCACCGTCGCCCGGGCGCCATGGTCATAGAAACACCCCAGCAAATGATTGAAGGCCTTGGCCTTCGCAATGTTCACATCGTTGAGCGCACTCCCGACCTGATGGCCGCAGCCATGCCCGCGCTCAAAGAGGATTTCGTCAACTACGTGTTCGACGAGGAAGGCTGCAAGGACGGCCTCATCCACCTCGAAGGTTATACCAAAAGCTGGAACGAGAATATGGGCGTGTGGTCCGACACGCCGAAGAAGAACGGCCACCAGCACGCCGCCGACGCACTGCGCCAGAAGGCACAGGCCCGCGAGGAGGTGCGCCGCCTTGCGGTCACCGGCGGGCGGAAAACAATCCCCACGCGCCGCAACAGAAGCGGCCTTGTCGTTTAAACACAGAAAAAGGATGCGATCATGACACCAGATCTAGATCTGACACGCGCGCAATGGACAAAAACGCGCGAAGGCGTTACAGCTATTGGCACCTGGATACGGATCGAAAAGAGTTTTCGTCCGTGCATGGTTCTTATCCCCGCGGGCAGGGAGAAAGACGAGAGGATGCGACCTTGCGTTATCACGCAGGATCGCGCCTGGATTTGGGACGATAGGATCGGAGATCCTGACCAATCCGCCCCGCTTGCAATGGATTTTGCGCACACACTCGGCCTCTCGGCAGAAAACCCCCGCACCGTCATTCGGCTCGCGATGTTCATCTGTGACATGCTCGGCGATCTTCTCACAATTCCTCCCTACCAGGCGGACAACCGCAATGCCGTGGCCGACGCCACGTTGTTCGACGGGGATACAGGGGAAGTGCTGCGTGAGACCGAAATTTTCGACGGATGACCATATCTGCGGGGCGACCGCCTGATGTTCGACCTTCGCGCCGATGACGGATCAGTCCGCAAGAAAAAATACGACAGCCCGATTCCCGCAGATGGCGTCCCAATGGAACGCCCTCTGGCGGGAAACAAGCTCGACAGCGCGCAGATGCAAAGCCTGCACGGTCGGTTACTCGACATCTGGCAGCGGGAAGTTGATCGGCAGGCAGACAACCGCCGTTCCATGGCGATCGACGAAGATTTCTACGACAACATTCAGTGGACCGAAATTGAGGAGCAGGTGCTGCGTGATCGCGGGCAGGTGCCTCTCGTCTTCAACGTCGTCGCGACCACGCTGG